ATCTTTTAATAATACACTAGTCACACCTAAAACATTTTTATCCGGTAAGAATAGTTCATAAAAAGGTCTAACATCATTTGGTGTTATAACTTTTTTGAACACTTTTGTTGTTCCATTTACTACAGTTTCTCGTTTAGTAATAGTATAATTTAACAATTTATTATTTGAATCAAAATTAGGTATTTTTAATCTGTTTGGAAATCCTTCAGCATTTGTTGGTGACGCAAAATCAATATCATAAACTGTTTCAAAAACTTGTCCTGCACCATTAACTTGGGAACCTCGTCTTAATATACCACAATATCTTAAATCTTCTTTATCACCAAAAGCCGGAACTGTGATTGAAAAATCAACTAACGCAACTGATGGTCTCATTCCCGGAACTTTTAACCCGTAAGTTTTTGCAATATTAAAAACTGATGACCTTTGTTGAGCGTACTGAAGTACCGTCTCTTGTATACTTCTATCAATATTAAATTGTAAGTTATCTGTTACAGCAGCATTTAAATCTAATAACACCGAAAAAACTGACGCATCATTAAAGTTTTGGATTGTATCCGGATAATACGTTCTAGTAAAGTTAATTAATTCCGTTCTAATTGATTGGAAATCCCTTGTAGTATAGGAAATTTTCTTATTTGCCATAATTTTTATATATTAATAATTACAAAGTCGCTACTATTAAACACATCATTAGTGATGGTATAATCAATCTTAACTTTTGCGGTATGTTCTTTATTTGAGATGTCTGATACACGAAATATTCTTTCATCGTTATCGTTAATGTAACTACCTTTATCTTCATCACCATCAGAAGCGGCGGTAATACTAATATTCGTTATTCTTATTCCGGGTATATACACTCCGGTAGCCTCTCTAATTTCCGCCTCAATTTCAGAAAAAGTAGGACCATCTAAAGGTTCAAAAATAAATTCGTATAACCTTGTCCCAAAATCCGGTAAATAATATCTACTACCTTTTCTTGATAATAAAAGGTGTATTAAATTTGACCTAATCTCTTGGTCATTATAATCTGATAAATCTAAATACTTCCCATCAAAAGATTCTCTGAAAGGAAAAGTTAAACCATATGTAATTCCATCTGCCATAACTATAAATATAGTGTCGTCATTATTTTTTATAAATACCCCCAAAATAAAAAATCACGACCTAAGTCGTGATTTATATTCTTTTTAAGAACCACATCCGAAACATTCAAATTCAGTATCAGTTGGTTTTTGTGTTAAATCAACTGTTGGTTTCTCAATTGGTTTTGATTGACCCACTTTTGAGATATCCACAGCCAAGTGTTTAGCTCCGGTTGATATCGCCTTTGTTCTAACATAGTAACAAAGTGTTTTCAATCCTTTACCCCAAGAATGGAAGTGTGATGATGAAATCTTTGATAATGTTGGGTTAGACATATAGATATTCATTGATTGTGATTGGTCAATAAATGGTGCTCTGTCTGCTGCCATATCAATAAGTTCTCTTTGAGATATCTCCCAAATTGTTTTGTATTTTGGAATTAAATGTTCAATTCTCTTAACTTTCTTATTATAATTCTTGTCTTCGGTGTCTAAATAATTATTAAAATTAATGTTCTGAACAGAACCTTCATTCATAATAATCTCATTTTTTAAATCCTCACACCAAACACCTAACTTTTCAAAATCGTTAATTAAGTATTTGTTAACAATTAAAATTTCTCCTCCAACTACACGACGATTAAATAATGCCGAGTGAGCCGGTTCTGTCATTTCAAATGAACCTGTAATCTTAGCAGAAGACGCAACTGGCATCTGAGCCGTGAATAACGAGTTACAAACCCCGTAGTTGGATACATCTAATTTAAGTGAGTCCCAATCCCACATTCTACCTAATCCTTCGTAATCTAATCCCCACATATCAAATTGGAATATACCTTTTGACATTGGTGACCCTTTGAAGAATTCATATGGTTTATACTCTCCGGATTTACATAATTCCATACTCTCAGTGATTGCCGCAAAGTAGATAGTTTCAAAAATGTTTTTGTTTAACTTTCTCGCCTCTTCAGATGTGAAGATATAATCCATTAAGAAAAATACGTCAGCAAGACCTTGAGTTCCAATGGCAATTGCTCTTTGTTCTAATCCACCTTTTCTACCTTGTTTCGTTGAGTAACTATTAATATCAACAACCTTGTTGAGAGCTCTAACAACCTTTCTAACTTCACTATAAAGTAATTTAAAATCAAACTCACCTTTAATGATAAAGTTTTTCAACACCATAGACGATAATGTACAGATAGCTGTGGTGTTCTCATCAGTATATTGATAAATCTCATTACAGAGGTTAGATTGTTTAATCACCCCGATATTTTGATGGTTTGTTTTTCTATTAGCACTATCTTTAGAACATAAGTAAGGAACCCCCGTTTCAACTTGAGATTCGATAATTTTATTCCAAATTGTTTGTGCTTTCACTTTTTTACCTAAACCAAGTTCAACCGCTTTGTTGTAGTTTGATTCATACTCATCACCGTAAGCCTCCTGTAATGGTTTGATACCCGCTTTAACAATGTCGTTAGGACAGAATAAATACCAATCATCGTTATTCTTAACTGCGTTCATAAAGTTGTCCGGTAACCAAATTGAGGTAAATAAATCTTTTGCTCTCAATTCTTCTGCACCTGTATTCTTTTTGATTTCAAGTAAGTCTATGATGTCCTTATGCCAAGGCTCAATGTAGATAGCCGCACTACCCGGTCTTCTCCCTTGTTGGTTGAAGAATCTTAACCCTTCATTAACAATCTTTAGGTATTTTAATAAACCACCGGCAAATCCACCTGATGAGTTAATACGACTTTCTTTACTACGAACATTAGACATACATAATCCAATACCAGCAGCATCAGATGAATAAGTTGAAATGTCGTTGAATGTTTGTAATAACCCTTCTCTTGAATCCCCGTGATTGTATTTCAATACACAAGATGCTAGTTGAGGTGTTTTAGTTCCCGCATTAATCATAATCGGTGTTGCAGGAGATATAAGTTGATTTGATAATGATTGATAATACTCAACCGCTTGTTCAAATGATTTAGTTACCCATAGAGCAACTCTCATATACATATGTTGAGGTCTTTCAATTACTCTACCTTCAGGATTTTTTAATAAATACATTTCTTGTAATGATTTCCACGCAAAATAATCAAAATTGTAATCATTCTCGTGATTAATTACAGAATCAATATTTTCAGGACCATATAGTTCAATAGTTTCCATTAACTTATCGTTAATGATACCATCAACGTGTAATGTGTGCATTGTGTTACAGAAACTTTCATCAGTTTCTTTGTGATATGCAGAAATAGCCACAGAAGACGCCAATCTTGAATAATCGTGGTGACTTCCGGTATACGCCGCAGCAATTTCATAAACCAATTTATCCAACTCTTTAGTTGTAATAATACCCTCTGTTGGAACCGAAGTAATCACCTTAATGAATACCTCATCAGCATTTACGTTTAATCCTCTTGCCGCTCGTTTAACTCTATTATAAATTTTTTGGGGGTTAAACGATACCTCGTCACCCCCTCTTTTTTTTATCTTTAGTGACATCATATTAAAAATCCTCCGTAAATGTTAATGATTCTCCTAATTTAGCTTTTTGGTATTCCATAGTTCTTGACTCAAAGAAATTACCCTTTGTTTCAACAGCAATCTGTTCCATAAATTTAAATGGTTGTTCAACATTAAAATGTTTCTTACACCCAAATTTAATTAGTAGTCCGTCAGTTACAAATTCAAGATATTGTTTCATCAAATTTGAGTTCATACCGATTAATGATACTGGTAATGACTCAGTAATAAATTCTTTTTCAATCTCTAATGCAGACAATAAAATTTCTTTGATTCTTTTTTCTGTTGGTTTGTTCTCAACGTGATTGTTAATCAAATGGATTGCAAAATCACAGTGTAAGTTTTCATCCTTAAAGATAAGACTATTAGCATTACATAATCCTTGCATAATACCTCTTGATTTCATCCAAAAGATAGAACAGAATGAACCGGAGAAGAAAATACCTTCAACCGCAGCAAACGCTACTAATCTTTCTTGGAAGGAAGCATTTTCAATCCAATCAAGTGCCCATTTAGCCTTCTTTTGAACTGCCGGCAATCTATCAATTGCGTGGAAACACTCGTCTTTCTCTTTTTCATCAGACACATAAGTATCAATCAATAATGAATACATTAAAGAGTGAATGTTCTCCATCATAATTTGAAACCCGTAGAAGAATTTTGCTTCAGCATATTGAACTTCTTTTAAGAAATTCTCAGCCAAATTTTCATTCACAATACCATCAGACGCAGCAAAAAACGCTAATACATTTTTAAGGAAAAATCTCTCATTATCAGATAGATTTTCCCAATCTCTAATATCGTTAGATAAATCTACTTCTTCAGCGGTCCAAAACGCCGCTTGGTGTTGTTTGTAAAATTCCCATATATCATTATGTTCGATTGGGAAGATAACGAATCTATCGTTATTCGGTTCTAATATTTTTTCTTTCATATTAATTATTTTGTTGTTGATTTTTTTCTTTTCTTTTATCTAACAAATCTTTGATTCTTTGTTTATTTCGTTCTTCAGTTTGTTCTTCTAATCCTAAGAATGTTACTGAACTCTCAGTATCAATCTCCAACATACCATTATCAAACTTACAATTTTCAAAGACAATACCATCATCACCAATACGTGATTTAGTAATTGCAATCGTCGCTAGTTTCATTTCTTTTTGTTGTAGAGATTTAGCCACGGAAATGATTACGTGTCCAACCTGTGCTTTTTTTATGGAACCACCCATTTGGTCGGTAGTTACCACATCCGAAGATATTGAACTTCTATTACCCTGAGTTGCCGTCCATCCTACTAAATCAAGTTCGTGACACATAGCCTCGAATCCTCTCATAACTGAACCCTCAGATTTCCATTCATCACCCAAGTTTTTATCCGGAACCACACAATCAATGTAGTCCAATAACACCATATCAATTTTGATTCCTTCAGACATCATTTTTCTAATTTGATTCTTAATCTGCATCATCGTTACGGTATCAGATGGTAGTTTTTTAAGGATAAGTTGGTTAGTCATTGTTTCCTTAACTGCTTTAACTTTTTCCATAACTTCATCTTTTCTTATAGACAATTCATCAGGATGTATTTTTGTCCATAATGTAATGTGTTTACGTTGAATAATCTTTGGGTTATCCTCAAAGAAAATTTGTAAAACATTATATCCCAAATTAAATGCGTGATTTGAGATTTTTGTAAGTAAAGTCGATTTACCTACACCTGTTGGTGCTAAAACAACACCGATTTCACCCTTTGCTAAACCACCTTTTAAGAGTCTATCTATCCCCGGAATACCCATCGGTATCGGATGACGATAATCCTCGTTTAAAACTTCATCTAAGTTACTAAAAACACTCTCAGTCCCTTTATCGTGTTCCCCTACTTGAAGAGCTTTACTTACCATCTCTTCTAATGTGTCGTAACTCTCAAACTCACCGGTATCGATGATTTTTTGAGCTTTAACCATTACTTTTTGTAACTCTTGTTGTTTACAAAATTTCATAGATTTTTCTTGTACAAATTCAGCCCCATCAAGAGTTGACTCCTTAACTTTTGTAAGGGTATCAATAATGATTTTTGCCGCCAGAGGTTGTTGTATCTCAGATTTAGTAATTTGTTCTAAGGTGTCAAAGGTTGGTGTATGTTCGTATTTTGTATAATACTCCTTAATCATTTGGATGATTAATTTGAAATATTTATTCTCAAAATAACTTGTTTCAATCACGTCTATAATTGACCGTGAGAAGTCTTTGTCGATAATGATTTGGTTTAATAATTGTATCTGAAAGGTGCTACCTAGATACTCGAAATTTTTGTTTGACGCCATATATTTTTCTTTTAGTGTATTAATAAATACTACACACTTAGCTTAACCTCCATATATTTTTTTGTTAAATTTTTTGACGAGAAAATGTCAGTCAAATTCATCAACAAGTTTTTTAGGTGTGGGCGTACATCCACAGTATATCTTATCTTTGGAGGGTATACTTTAGCATCCACCTGTCTATGACAAATTGTCACATCATTTTGTTTGATGAAGATGTTAAAGTACTCCGGACCATCAATATATGACGTATCCAAAATAGCCGGATTGTTAATAATTTCGTACATATTATCCGTCATATACGTTACGGTTTTTAACGATAATTGTTGTTTAATATCATCCTTAAAATCTCTCAATAACTCATAAAGTTCTAATGAGTTTTTTGCCTCATTGTTAAACTCTCTTACGTTGAAAAATCTTTGAACGATAATGTTATCGTTTACCATCATTAAGAATTCTAATTTTACTGAATCTTGGTCTTTCATAATTTTTAATTAATTGTTTTTGTAATTTCTTTTTTCTTTTCTTGTTAGTTTCATAAAGGGTCTAACAAAATTAACCCACGCATCATCAACTTTCGGTAGATATTTGAAAAACCCATCCTCCATCATCATCTTTATAAGATTCCTATAACCCCTCCCATCAGGGTCCAAAGTTTCCTTATAATATAATTCAACAATCTCCTTTCCTTCATCAGTTATTAGAGGATTTGATAAATCAACTATTTTTTGATTAACCTCAAAAAATTCATCCCCATATACTCCGGTTCTTGTTTTCCCTGATAATAGATTCTGTAAAGTCTTATTACTTTTATTCTCTTTTAGTAGGATTTCAGCCTTTTCTAAAATATCGGAAACAGAAACGGTTTTTTCAAGTAGCTCAGGAAAAAACTTAATTAAAGTTTTCTCACCTAAGCCTGATATACCATCAATATTGTCCGATTTATCACCGGATAAAATCTTATAGGTACGAACATTTTGATGTGGAAAATAATAATATTCCAACATCACTTTGTCTCCGTTTCTGAATGTTTGTTTTGTTTTTGGATAATATACCGACACTTTATCCGAGATAAGTTGGATAAGGTCTTTATCCCCCGAGAATATGGTAATAGTTTCGTCTGTAGCTATTTTACAATACCACGATATAAGGTCATCCGCCTCGTTTTTTTCGACGTTTATTTGTCTTATATAACACTCTTCCAAATACTCCTTAATTCTCTCTTTTTGTTCTTCAAAAGATTGGTCTCTAAAGTCATCGGTTATACGTCGCTTTTCTTTATATTGGGGATATAATGTTTTTCGGGTAAGGGAATTATCATCACCATCCCACATAACAACAACCTTATCGTAATTTTCTTCGTCTATAAGTCGGCGAAGGGTATTCACAAAGTGCCAAACAGCTCCTATGTGTTTTGTTCCGTTAAAAAAATCTTTAACCCCGTGAAACCCAATCTTTGTTAGGTTATTCCCATCCACTAATAGTGTTTTAGTCACTCGTTTTGTTTGTATTCGTTACTATAATATTTTGTTACTCTTTTTCTTCTTTCAAATCAAAATCACCATCAGTTCCTATAATTTCTCTCCAATAGTCGGCGTATTCTTTTTTATATTTTTCAATATTTGATTTTTCTTCCGTAGAATCTTTACCCGCTAAAAATCCGTGTGGGGTTACAATAATCTTACCATCTTCATAACCCAATCCGTTAATGTGATTTTTTAAGACCGAAACTTTACTTCTAATCGCAAATTTGATACTTCTTTTATCTTTGGTAGCGGTTATCTTATTTGTTCCCGCACCTTTTTGATTACCAAATAAAAATACTAATGAAGAATTTAACCAAATAGCATTTCCTCCCTTTGCCATAATTTTGGGTTGACCAAATGGATTATCCGGTAACTCCACCCAAGGTTGATTCACGATAATTAAAGTGTTTTCATATTTTGAATCTGACCTTCTACTACCCGATATTCTCTGATTTATACCCATCCCAATTTTATCAGATAACGCTCCGGCGGTGTGTTGCTTCCCACCTTTTCCGTCAAAAGTCATTTTGCAAGGAACACTACCCACACTATCCCACATTATACATAAACTGTAATCTAACTCTCCTTTTTCTTGAGCGTCAAGTAACGAATTAATATAATCAGTGATTTGTTCAATATATTCAAAATTATTGTTAAATATAAAGAATCCATCCCAATCTAATTCTCCGGTTTCTTCATCAACAACTTCTTCACATTCAAACCCCATTAATTTGGCGTGCTCGAACGACCATTTCTGTTCAGTAATAATAAAGACCGGTAAAATACCTTTTTTTTGAGCACTAACAGCGGTTTTAACTAACGCGGTTGTTTTTCCTGTATCAGAATGACCCAAGAACATATTTAAGTGCCCTATAGCCGGACCAGGTAATCCCACAGCGTCCAAGAAGTCAGGACCTAAATCAAAAAAATTTTGTGGTTTGTATTTTGCAGATGTTGAGAATTTGTCCTTAATGGACTTAAAATCGTGTTTTTTTATCGCCATATGTCTATTTTAATTTAATTTTTTAGTTTGTTTAGACAAGTTGAGCACCAAGTAATCTCAGTGCTCAAGTTATATGTCCAAGTTTTGTTTGATTAGAACGGCATATCATCATCCCCTTCAGCGTCCGCTTGTGGGTCTTCATAACCTGAAGATTTAGAACCACCAAATGAAGTCTCATCTTCAGATGAATCACCATAATCGTAACCACCTTTATCAGAGTTCCATTTTGGAGTTTCACCTCTTGCAATCGCCTCTAAGTATTCAACCGGTTTTTTAGAATAAACATCTTCCCAAGTTAACTCATCGTTAATCCAAGAGTTAGCAAGTTCTTTGTCCGAATGAACAGGTTCAGCATCATCATACATAACAGTTTGAATTACGGTGTAGTAAGCTCCTTTTGGTGTTTTTGCCTTAGTTAATTCTAAGATAAGGTCTCTACCTTTTTCAGGGTCAGCAATATCACCTTTATTTCTGTAGATAGGGATTATTTTGTCATAGATTCCCTCATTTTTGTAGTTAGATTTGAATCTCCAAAATTT